AACGCGTGTTTGTTGGGGACTGGTCGATTGCGTTTAATATAATCCAGTATTTTGTGCTACTGTCCAGCAGTGGTCCATCTGTCACAGTAATTGTGTTTTCTACTGACGGCGTAGGTGACCAGCTACCACTCGCCAGTATTGTTCCGTCTGGTAAATCACTGCCATCGTCCTGCTGGATTTGGTAGAAAATATTACCCGTTGGCGAACCAGTATTTGCTCCGAGCGTGATTTTAAATTGTGTCAATTGCCCGCTTGCTGATGGTGTGAATTGTTGAGCGGTGGAGCGTTCTAGGTCAGAAACATCCCCAATCGCACTGTTATTACCACTACCGTTTACATCCAACGTCCCGCCCGCGCCTTCGAGCCCTGCCAGTGTAAACTCGTCATCCTGATTCGTGTCAGCATATTCTGCCACTGCTGAACCTGCCACCGTTGTGCCAACATACGCACGTACATCGCGTTTCCGTGTTTGTGCATCGCTGTGGTGCTCAATGCTCAACGTCCCATCATTTGCCAGCGTCTCGCGTTTTGCGTAAATCACAGGTTTCGGGTCAATGAAAATGATTGACGTACTCACAGCGTAACCCATCTCAGCAACGGCAATCTGTGATCCACCATCACTCACGGCAGGGCGGGTTTGTGTATAGCTACCTGCTGTCGTTGTGCCATAAACCCGTGTCCATGCTGTCAGTCCAGTGAAACCTGAGACCTCGCCTAAAATCCGAACGCTCCCAGTGCTAGCCGATGCGATGCCACCAGCCTCATTCACACATCCACGCAATGCGCCACATTTAATTGACGATGTCGCATCAACGTCCAGTTTGAACCACGTGCCTGATGACTCATCGAGGTACACCATGTTACGTAATGCCAGTGTTTCGCCTGCTGTCGCCGTCAAATCGATGGGTTGCGCGCCACCACCACCAACCGCCGCCCATGATGCGCCACCAGTGCCATCCGCTGTCAGCACGTACCCGTTTGTCGCGGTCGCGCTGTCGATGGCATCGGCTAGTAATTGACCACCACCTGATGCGTCCTGATGGTCGTGTGTCGCGTTTGTGAAGTCGGCAATCGTAGGCGTTGTCAGTGTTTTTGATGCCAGTGTGATGCTGTTGCTCGTGGTCGCAACGACCGTGTCATCAACTGCAATGCTCACTGTCTCATCAGCACCGTCATTGGCAGTGGCAATGGTAATGCCTGTCCCAGCCGTTAGTGCGTCTTCGAGATGTTTGACATTGGCATCGTTTGCAGAAACACGTAGCCAACCCTGTTGCAATTCTGTCTGTGCGTCGTCAAATGCCGTCGTGACATCTGCCGCGTCAATTGTCTGTCCGTCCTGTACGGCATTGTCGTTAACCGTAACCAGTGATTTATTCTGACTCGTCATGTATACGCCTCGTAGAATCTAAATTCAACATCACATTCATCACCAGCATTGTCCATCAATATTTTGATGACGTTGTCACCTGATTGCAACCGAAACCAACTCGCATTGTTATAGGTGAAATCGCTGGTGTAATGACTGCTACCATTCAACGTTACACTGTTTGCGCGCGTGTTGATGATGAGTCGGTCATTATTCCCTAGTATACCAGCATACCGTACCTGATCCACAACGCTACCGTTTGAAAATCGCTGAATACGGATGTTTTCTGCTGTTTGCGCCGCACCACATGCAATCACAATCCGCGGGTATGTTTCAGCATTGCCACTGGTCGTCACGGTAAAATCTGTCGATGTGCCACTGACAGCATACGCCGGGGCAGTGCCACCCCATGATGCACCAGCACCCCACGACGAGCCATCACCCCACGTCGGTGCTTCCGTGCCTTGCGAATACCAGCGCGGATTTGTCACCTGCCAATTGACCTGCACACGAAGGCGGGCGTGAGGCTGTTCTGACGCTGTTTCTGTGTAGTTAATATTGCTGATGGATGCCTCGCAGTACCGTTCTTCCTGCGTTGCATCACCCGGTTGTTTGTATAGCCGTTTAACGCCAAATGATGACATCCGTGCTACATCTGATTTGAGCTGTTCCATCTGCTGTCCCTGCTCATCAGGTGTCAAATGCTCATCAGCAATCAACCAAAATGTAGCCTGCACATTGCCAACAGCGCGGGGCGATGGCGCAAGACCGTGTTCATTAATGCCACCAGACAGACCGGGTAGGCGGGTCGCCTGTTGTACCAAATCACGGAAATTGTCGCGCAATGACACCAGCCGTGACTGGTCAAACGTGTATTGCTCATTGCCTTGCCCGAATCGTACCAGTGTGTCCATTACCCACGTCCTCGCATAATTTCAGACAGCTCCATTTCAAATGTCCGCGCAATTTCAGCACCATCACCGCTGGCATTAATGACAATCTGCTGAATCTCCACACGCGAGCCCAATTCGTTGTTGGGTATAACTGTACCAGATCGTGACGGCACAAACAGTTCAGGACCGACCTCACCAACCATGTACGGTTGATTTGCCATCACAGGACCACCATAACGCCGACTGGATTGTCCAGCCCCGCCACTTGACGGGCTTTGGTAGTAACCCATAAAACGCGGGTCTGGCAGAAACCCCAGCGACACCAAAATGTCATTGATGGCATCTCCCATTGGCTTGACAATCGTTTCGTGAATCCATTTTGACACGTTGCCAATCCCATCAGCAATCCATTCTAGGAATCCGCTACCCAAATCCACCAGCTTGTCATATAGCTCACCAACGCCCAGAAAATTGCCGATTGCGTCAATAATTGGTCCAATGAATGTGTCACGAAACCACACGCCTATGCTCACGATTAATTCCAAACCCGCACCAACAGCATCGAGGAATATTTGACCCAAACTCAATAGCGACTGCCACAAATCGCCTGTTGTGCCACCTTCAACAGTCAGACCGCCAACCAATGGCGCAATCAGTGTGTTATACAACCATGCGCCGATGTTTTGAATGTACGTCAGACCCGCGCCAATGCCTTCGAGAATCGACCCGCCAAATGATTTCAGTTTTTCCCAAATCTCACCAATGCCGATGTGTTCTGCCATGCCTGTGATGAATGGATTAATGACGGTCTCCCAAATCCACGTGGCAACACCACCCAACATGCTAAGACCCGCGCCGATCCCTTCCAGAATGGATGAGCCGAACCCCATTAGTGACTCCCACAGACCGCCACCCGAGCCTGATTCGCCATCAACAGATGTGAACAGCGGTTTGATGAGCGTGTTATAAATCCATGCAGGTATGCTCTGTACAAACGTGATCCCTTTGCCGATGAGGTCGAGAAATCCAGTACCCAATGACACCAGCGTGTCGGCTAGCTGTCCGCTGTCAACAAACTGGAATATGGCATCACCTAGCGGTTTGATGAGGTTGTCATACACCCACGTCAGCCCCTGACCAATCAGATTGATGCCACCAGCAATCGCACCCATGAACATGTTACCGAGTGAACGCAAATCGTCCATCAGTTTGCCGCTACTGACATAGTTGCCAATTGCGTCACCTAGTGGACGGATCAGGTTGTCATACACCCACGTCAGCCCCTGACCAATAAGATTGATGCCTTTTGCCAGCGCATCCATCAGCACACCGCCGAGTTTTTCAAGGTCCTTCTGCAATTGTCCGCTACCAACGTATTTGCCAATTGCATCGCCTAACGGTTTGAACAATCGCTCCCAGACAAATTTCAACATGTTTTTAGTCGTGTTAAAACCTGCCGACAATAATTTGAACCCGTAGCCCTGTAACGTTTTGAAAATTGCACCAGCACCACCAGCACCATCCACCATACGTCCAATGCTACTAAACAGCGGTTGTATGATGCTCGTATTCAACCAGTTGCCGATGTCAGACAATCCAGAACTCAAATTGTTCATGACGTTTTCGCCAAATGCCTGCAAATCCTGTGCTACCTGTCCGCCACTGACGAGCGACTGAAATGCGTCCATCAGTGGTTGTATGACAGTCTGCTGAATGTAGATGCCGACGTTTTTTAGACCGCCCGTTTTGAACATGTCACTCAGACCCTCAAACCACGGACGGATGTTCGCATCAAACCATGTCCGAATGCCACCGAAATCCGTTACAAATGCCACCGCCAGTGCAGCAACCGCCGCAACCAGCAATCCAATAGGTGACAATACGAATCCGACAATCGCACCCAGTCCAGCAATTGCCGTCCCAACAATGCTGACTGCTGTGCCGATGCCTAGTAGCAACGGACCGATGACGACTGCTGCTGCTGCTAATTTGACAATTGTCTGTGTTGTTTCTGGGTTCGCATCTGCCCATGATTTAATGCTGTTGACGACTGTAATAATTTGTGCAACCAGCGGTTTCATGGTGTTTTCAACAAACGGACCTATGACACTGATTGCCAATGATTCTAGCGAGCCCATCAACGAACCGACCTGACTGTTCCAACTGCCCATCATTTCCTCGGCCACTTCAGTTGCTGAAGTTGCCTGTTGCATAGCATCTCGCGTCGTGCCCAAATCGTTACCAAATAACAGCGTACGCAATGACAACTGACCGTAGCTACCAGCGAGCCCCATGATGATCTCGTTTTGTTCACTGACTGGTAAATCCTCTAATCCTGTGCGGATTTCACCTAGTAGCAAATTTAAATCTTTCATGTTGCCTTGACTGTCGTACATGGATGTACCGAGCCGTGTCCATGCCTCTGTGGTGCTACTGGTCGTTGCAGACATCCCCAGCAACATGCTTTTCAAATTCGTGCCAGCTTCCGCGCCTTTAAGACCGCCTTCAGCTAACACAGCAAGTGCGGCGCTGGCTGTGTCAACATCCAGACCGAAACCCGCCGCAATACCACCAACATTGACAAATGCATCGCTTAACATGCTGACAGATGCTGATGACACCTGTGATGCCTGTGTCAGGCTATTTGTGACGTATTCTGCTGCAGTCAGATCACCTACAGTGTCCTCAACAGCTAATCCGAACATAGACATCACGTCGGTCAGTGTGTCAGCTGATCGACCGAGTTCAATGCCACCAGCAGCAGCTAACGACATCACGTGTGGCAATGTGGAAAATGCCTCTTCGGCAGACTGACCAGATGTCAGCAAATCTAGAAACGCCTCGGATGCCTGTTGTCCACTGAACACCGTGTCCGCGCCCATTTTTAGCGCATAATCTGAGATGGCTTGTAGTTCATCACCAACAATGCCTGTGCGTGCGCTAATCTCATTGATGACAGATTCAAAATCGCCATATGCCTTAATGCCAACCATGCCCATCGCAGCAATCGGAGCAGTCGCCATCGTTGCCTGCATGCCCATAGATTGCAAATTGCCACCGAGATTTTGTAGGCTCGCGCCCATGTTTTTGAATGTACCACTGATTCCACTAATGCGCTGTTCAGCATTGCGCATTCCATTAGTGAACCCAGTGTCATCTAGTGACAATAATGCGGTTAGACTTGCGACCTCGGTTGCCATTATTTACGTCTCCGATTCTGGCTCTGTTGCCATGCCTGAATTTCATTGTTAGCGGAATGAATTTCCATCACGTCCGCGACATCCTGTGCTGGCATACTGTCCACATCTGCAGGTGACATGTGCAAAATCAGTGCCACCTGTGCACGCTCAATCCTGTCGACCTCCACCGCGTCTAATGTGACCGATTTTGGATGCTTGACCGCCTGAACGTATGCCGTTCTTAGTTTTTTGCTGAATCCGTCCGTGCTGTGCTAGCCATCTGTACCAGTTCGTCAAATTTGTCCGCGCGTAACCAGTCCAGATCGTCAACGTCATCAAATGTCAAATCATCTGGTGCGCCGTCAATTAACCAGTCCATCGGCACAGATTCCAGCACCTGAATCAGCAGGGCATCGCGCACGTCTTCTAGTTTGAAAATCTCATCCATCGACGCAATGCGCCCGGCATTCAACGTCTGTTGTTCCGCTGGTGTCAAATCCTCGCGTGCATCTGCTCCTATAACCACAGCATGTTGTGCCATCGAAACCTGCGTGCGGGCGAATTGCTTCGCCCACTTGCGTGACACATTGCTGAAGTTGAACCGTGGTTCAGCAACAATTTTAACCATGATTAAAATGTGTCTCCATTACCGATGGTTGCTGTTGGTGCAGCCGCGCCCTCGAATGACAGTTCGAACATTACCATCCCTTTTGCCACTGATGGTGACGGACCTGTGACGCTGGACAAAATCATTGTGCTCTCGAATTTCGGCTTGCCCACGCCGTTGCCTTCAGGACCGAAAATCAGTGTGCCTTTCGTACCAGAAATCAGTTTGCCGACGTATGTTGCCAAATCCGCATCATCATAAACAATGCTGAATGACATACTGTTGTCTAGCAATCCGCTCGCACGTTCTACGTGTGTCGCACCGCTCCCAGCTGTGATGTCGACAGTAGACACCGATTCGTCTTTGCTCACGTCACCTGTCCAGTACCCATCAATTTGCGTACCGTCCCATGACAGGTACACGTTGTTACCGTTTAATGTTGCCATTAGAGTTTCTCCATAACTATGTTGAACATATGCCCGCTGTTGTATAGCGGTTGGTCGTTGTTAATCATTTCAACCTGCTGGATGACGCGCATCTGTTCTATGGTGGTAATCACCCAATTTGCATCACCAGCAATTGTGCCATCGCCCTGACTGCCTGCATTGTTCAGCAGTGTGCCAATACGACTAGCACCATCTAACGCCTCTGACATCTGCAATGACACGCATTTGACTACCATTGTGAATTGTGCGTCATCGCGTTTGAGGTCATTGCGCTCGCCACCAGCACTCACAAAGAACACCACGTACGGACGGACAATCTGTGCTGGCACGATTTCAGGGTACACGCGATCACTCCATAGCGCATCACCTGACAGACCGTTGTATAGACTCGTGTACAGTGTTTCCAATGCGCTCATTAGTCTATGTCCAGATTCCGATTCGCATCGTCCAGAATCTTCTTTTGCCATTCAGCAAAAACAGGGTTCACAAACGGACGCGCCGCCATCTTCTCTGTGCCTAGTTCCAATTGAATGCCGTACTCAACCCCATCATGAATTTCGTATGTCATGTTGCCGAGTTTTCGTAATCCCATACTGCCACGCAATGCGCCTGTGTCAACATTCGGCGGGTAACCGGGTTGTGATGCGATGTGCGTCACTCTTCCGCGTTGGTGTGCTTTACCATCAGGCGATGTGCCAAATGACAGTTGAATGTCGCCTAGGATTTGCATCCCAACGCCACGCAACCACGCATCAGCACGTACGGGCTCGCTGGCAATGATTTGTTGTAGTTTGCGCTTGTCAACTTTTATTTCTAAATTCGACATCATCGTTCCCGTTCTACGAGCACATGCACGTCTAACTCATCTGTGCGGTCGTCCATGACTTTTGTCACACGGTACACATGACCACCAACTGTGATGCGGTAGTCAACACTTACATCAGTACCTGCCACCAGCACAATTTTGTATTGGTCGATCATCAATTCCTGATTACCCATCATCTCATTCATATTACGACCGCCACCACCTGCGATGACCCGACATTTGACATTTAATGCCACTGTTTCCCAATCGTGCACCTGCTCGCCATAGATGCCCCGTGTGTCAGATTCACGCTCAATAAACGCTGTCTCTGTTAACCATCGGTTTGTTTGTTTTTGCAATTGCGCACGGATGCTATTGGGTAACATTAGACATCCTCATCTGTGTTGTCCTCTGTATAGTCAGGTTCGGATTCCTGACGACTGTCAGCACGGTATGTATGCGTAACAGTCGCCACCAGCTTCTTTAGCCCAAATTCGCGCCGTTTGTCCATCAATAGCATCCGCCATGCATCAATTGACGATTTCGGATTGACTGACAACCAGTCAGAACTAAATTGTGGCGTACGGGCGAGGGTCGTGATGTACTGCTCAATGAGACTCACAACGGCACGTTGCCAACTCCCATCATTTAACGTGATGGCATAGGTGATGTCTTCATCAGTCCAGATCGCATCCGCCTCAACGGTGTCCGCGAGGTGGTAGCGTACACGTGTGATGTCTGTTGGGTTGCTCGTGTCGTATGTGAATGTCATTAGCCTCGACCGCCCTCATTTACTAGCAACGTAACCACTGCACTCCCGGGATTGGATTGTGCAATCGATGCCGTCACGTAACTGTCAACAGCATATGGGCACGTCTGTTTGTTTACCGCAGCACCCGTGTTGTCGTGAATTTCAGGATGCGGGTAGTACCAGCCATCAGCATTGACATTGGTGAGCGTCAAAATCGGTTGCCCATGACCATCCACAATCGTTGTGTCTGCTGTGGATGCCTGACTGGTAAAATCGATTTTAATTGCTGCAATCATGCCATTGACTGGTCGTGATGTCGTGCCACTTCCTGTCGCGCTTCCTGCTGTTCCTGCTGTCGTGATGTCAATTGTATACGTCCGAATCATCGCGCACCGCCTTAGGCAGCAAACGTGATGGCATCAGACACAACCAACTCACCACTAGGCATCACTAGCACGATGTAGTATGTCGCCGCGCCACTAGCATCACCAATGGTCACATCGATGTCGCCATCGGCTTCACTGATTAGTACGCCTGCGCTGTTTGCGATGTGCTCAATGATTAGCCCGTCTGTACCAATTGCCAGCGATGTTGTCGCAGCAACTAGTGTGTCGCCGTTCGCATCGTCACTCAGGTAAAACTGCACAGCAGAGCGGGTCGCCATCGCGTCGCCATTGCCATCCAGTAGTTGAATGACCACATTAATCTCATTACCTGCTTCGTCACCAGCAGTGAATGTCGCATCATTAGGTGATGCAAACCCTGACACGCTGATGCCGTTTGGAAAATATGTTAAACCCATGTATTACCTCCAATAGGTCAGGGGCGCATTATACGCCCCATCATCGTGTCATTAGCTAACGTTGTGTCCGTAAACCCAACGCCAATCGTCCCAACCGTAGCTATAGCGCATATATGCCTCATACACTGCTTCGGTTGCTGTCTGGTCGGCAACTGTGATTTCCAGTGGTGTGCGGTTGTACCATTTCAAGCTCAGGTTCATCCAAACCGTGTCCATCATGAACCAGTTGTTGCTGTCGCTTAGGTAATGCCAAGGGATGACAGTGAAGCGTCCTGCCTGTGGGTTGATTGCGTTGTTTGCGCTGGATGGGTCTTGCAAACTGTTGACGATTTCCAGCGCAGTGTCTTCGAGTTCAGGCGGCACCATGATTGCGTTTGGCATCATGCCGAGAATATTACCAGCATCGTCCTCTGTGCTCATCATCGCCTGACGTGTTTCGCTGACAACCGCCTTTGTCAGTGCAGATGTACCAGCGTTCACGAGGTTGCCTGATTTGTTCGGGTTGCGTGGGTGTGTTGTCGAGCACAGTGCTTTGCCATCCGCACCAGCATAGCTCGAGTTAAACGCATTGTTGAATACACTCGCCGCGTCAATTTCCATCTTCTGGGTTGCGCTCACACCGAGTT